CCGAAGAAACCTGCCAAGAGGAACCGCGCTAAGCTCAGCAGGGTACACACGCACTATGCGAAGCTGCCGCCGAACCATTTGGTGTATCACATAAACGGGCCGAGTGTACCGTGTGAAAGCTACGGCTGCGCTGCACCGAGTTACTATCGTGTGCGCGGTGAGCCGTTGTGTCAGCTTCACATTGTCTTTGCGTTGGTACACGAAATCAATCTGTTGTCACACAATGGTGCAACACGACCCCAAGTCACGGGGGTGCCCCTCATTTCCGGTGAGGACATCGTTGCCGCAGGCGGTGTGGCCTCGGCCAAGGCCGACATCCCCGTGGTACTAGCTAACCTAGAGGAAGGTGATGATGGCAACGGTTACCTCTGATAAGTCAGAGCCACTCAGCGAGCTAGACAAAGCGCACGACAGTCTGCTACGTGAGTCGCTGCAACCCAAGCAGCCGTCTGAGATTATCGAGTATCTCAATCTTCTCATCTATGGTGAGCCTGGTGTAGGTAAGACGTGGCTTGAGGGTACCGCTGAGGATCATGTGGACACCTCACCCATGCTCATCATCGATGTGGACGGCGGTGTGACCACACTCAGACACAGAGAAGTGGACTGTGTGTCCTGTCGGTCAATCGACAAGCACCCGGTCACTGGTGCAGATGGCATCAACCAGATTTACGAAAAGCTTTTCAAGTCCATTTATACCGATGATCGTGGGGTGCAGCGTGTCGAACACTACAACACAGTTGCGATCGACCGCCTTGATGAGCTTGCAGATGTGGACATGCGATTCATCATGCGTGATGCGTATTCTCGAAACCCCGACAAGGTTGACATTGATGTGCCCTCGCCACGGGAGTACGGTATCAATCGAAGCCACATCAGAAAACTTGTCAGAGCCTTTCGCGACCTACCGTGTCACGTTATCTTCGTCTGCGGAGTAGCCACACGTCAGGAAGAGGGACAGCCGATCAAGTATTTTCCCGGCTTCTCAGGGAAGTTGCAGACAGAAGTGCCAGGATTCTGTGATATTGTTGGGTACTACACCAACGATAATACGTCGGGTGAACTTATCCGTCGTATGCAGTTCCAGGGTACACGTAGGGTGCAGGCCAAAGATCGCACCAACGCCCTGGGTCAGTTGATCGACAATCCCACGATACCAATGATGTGGGAAATGATCCAAAGCAGCGACGCAGTACCGGATACGTCCGGTGCTGACGAAATCGACTAACGAGGGAGAGACACATGCCTGGTTTGCTCAACCTGAGCAACGCAGATATGTCAGGGTTCGAGCCACTGAACCCTGGGCGGTACAATGCTGAAGTGTTTGAAATCAGCATTGATGCTGTGAAGAACGCAGGTGGCAAGACTCCTGTGGGCACACCGATGATTAAGGTGCAGTTCAAGCTCACCGGCAACGAGGGTGATGGACTGGAGAATCGTCGCGTGTGGACGCAGTTCGTGGTTCCCCCCAAGGACTACGATGCTGGTAAGGCAGCAAAGATGAACGGCATGATCGCACGTTTCTTCGTGGCACTTGGTGATCCTGAGGAGACTGTGCGCAGCAAAAACTTCGACCCTGATTTTCAGGACTACGTGGGTCGGCCTTGCGTGGTTGTTGTGGGCAAGGAACAGAAGCGCACTCGCGATGGTGAGATCATCGAGGGTGAGTTCAACAACCCTGTCAAGGGCATCAAGCCTGCTGGCTCCATTGGTGAGGGAGTCACCACAGGTCTACTGTAGCGCAGCCGTAACAAATGTGGGGGATGCCTCCGCCTAACAGACCCCCGGTAGTGGCATCCCCCACACACCCGCCGCAGATGCCAGAACAGCGTACAGCCTCCACAGCCAAGAGTTATCAACGGCTGCAATTCTTTGAGTTGCTGTTCGCTGACACCGAGGGTGTGTTGTGTATTGCGCACACAGATCCACGTGCGCCCAAGTCTACGTTTACACAGCAATACTTCGACTGGCCCAGGGAATCCATCAGGATTGAGAACTACATCCTGAAACACGAGAAGCACTACAACATGTATTTCTGCGTGAATCTCCTCAACAAGTACGAGCGCAAGAAGGAGTTTTGTCAGGAGACTGATTTGCTGTGGGCTGATCTGGATGGAACTAACCCGGATACTATCGCAGATTACCCACCACCCCTGGTACTGCGATCTAGTCCTGGTCGCTGGCAAGCGATATGGCGGCTCACAGCAAAGATTCCACCGTTCCAGGCTGAGGATTACTCACGTCGTTTGGCTTATCATCTTGACGCTGACAAGTCGGGTTGGGATCTAACGCAACTCATGCGGATTCCCTACACTGTCAACTTCAAGTATGACACGCCGGTTCAGGTTGAGCTTCAACGTAACAGTGAACTGACCGTCAAAGCCGCAGTTTTTGAAACCTTGCCGGTTGGTCATGGGCCGTTGCTAAAACTAGCTCCCGATGAACCGCCGCTTCCAGATGAGGAAGCCACACTCGGCTCGGAAGCCATCATCTACAAGTACAGCCCACTTCTCCGAGAACATTCATTCTATGCGCTCTACACGCAGGAGCCAGGAGACAGTGATAACTGGTCTGCCCTACTCTGGCGACTCATGCATGAATGCTATCGAGTAGGTATGTCGTCAGAGGAAGTGTTCATAGTTGCACGTTCTTCGCCTGTCAATAAGTATGCTCGCGATGGTAGGCCATTGGAGCATCTATGGCGGGATGTACTTAAGGCTGCCCAGGAGTACCAGCATATTGACATTGGTACCTCGCTGATTCGTATGCCTACTCTGATCGAGGATGATGACCCGCGTATTACTGAGACATTTCTCGATCACTACAGAGAGTGGGCTATCGAGGCTACTGATGCTGTGCCAGATTTCCATGATCTTTCTATGCTGATTGTACTCTCAGCTATCGTTTCTTCTAGTGTGAAATTAGAAACGAGTGCAGGTCCAATCACTCCTAATCTCTGGGGAATGATTCTCGGAGATTCCACGCTTACACGGAAGACCACGGCGATGAGACTCGCGATGGATTTTCTGCTTAACATCGATCCCAAACTCGTCGTGGCTACAGATGCATCGGCAGAGGGTTTGTTATCAAGTCTGAGTTCACGTCCCCACATGGCATCCATCTTCTACAAAGATGAGGTATCGGGACTGTTCGATTCAATGACGAAGAAGGACTATCTCGCAGGATTCATGGAGACACTGACTGCGCTGTATGATGTGCCTCCGATCATTACTCGCACGCTGCGCAAGGAAATAATCGTCATCGAGTATCCAGCCTTCGTGTTCCTGTGCGGTGGTGTGCCTGATCGTATCCACTCATCAATCTCGGAACAGTTTGTGTTGTCCGGCTTTCTACCACGTTTCCTGGTTGTGTCGGGTGAGGCAGAAGTCAACGATCGCAGACCACTTGGCCCGCTTACGCATACAGGAATGAGCAAGCGACCTGAGATTCTCAACAAGATCGCAGATATGTATCAAGCCTATGCCTCTCCTGTCAAACACAAGATCGCTGGTAACGTGACATTGGGACCTCCTCACGTCATAGCGCGTATGACGCCTGAGGCTTGGGAATTGAATGGCATGATTGAGGAACTGGTGTTGACTGCTGCGCAGGACAGTCTCATCAAGGATCTGGCACTTCCCACGATGGACAGGCTCAGTCGAAGCACGTTGAAAATTGCCATTATCTTGGCTGCATGTAGACAGAAGCCTAAGAGCGAGCGCATCATGGTGGAAGAGGTAGACATCGTGAATGCTGCAACGTACACCCAACGGTGGGGGCAGAACTCAATCGACTTGGTTGTTTCTGCTGGTAAGGGTCAGCATGAAAAGTTCCTTGAACGGATCTACGAGTTTGTACACTCCACGCCTGGTGCAATGAAGAGCACCATTATGAGGCGTTTTCATCTGGATTCCAGAATGGCTGCGGCCGTTCTCCAAACTCTTGAGGAACGCGGACAGATCAGGAAAGAACCTCGCGGGAAGGGCCATGCCTACTGGATCAATTAAATTTCTTCCAAGAGACTTGACAAGATTCTGGAGTAAAGTCTACAAGTCCCAAGATGAAAACGGATGTTGGATTTGGAGAGGCAGCAAACTCAATCACGGAGGATATGGGCAGGCCAATATGAACTATGTAAGATGGCAAGCTCATGTACTTTCGTTTTATCTTCACACCGGAATTGATCCTCGTGGAATGGCCCGTCAGCATCTTCATCACAGATGCAAAAATCCAGCTTGTGTTAATCCAGCACATCTCATGCTGCTAGACGTAGGAGATCATTCTAAGATCCATCAACCGGGGAGAGAATATGGCAAAGGACACGCCTACTGGATCAACTAACGACATTGAAGCACTTGAGAGGATGGTGTATCAAGGTACATGTACAGTCATCCTCGCTCTACAGAACACAGATGGCTCAGGCTCAATCACCTACGAATTGCAGGACAGCTTCGACACAGTATTCAACAGGCTGTTCCCGCTGGCTGAGCCACAGAGCAGAGAAGAGGGAAGACAGAACTTCTTGTTCCGTCTGCGTGATGGTAGGCGCATCATGCTAATCCCTCAGGACGTGCGTATCATCATCGAAGATGAGGTATATCAGTGATTATCGGACTATCTGGCTTGAAGAACTCAGGCAAGGACACAGTAGCCGCGTACCTTGTAAAGGAACACGGCTTCGAGCGCAAGGCTTTTGCCGATCCTCTCAAGCAATCCGTGGCTGCTCTGTTCAACATTCCATTCAGCGAAGTGGACAAGCTCAAGAACGATACTGATGTGGCAGTCGAGATTAGATTGTTCACGCAGGGTGTTAGTTCTTCCCTTCAACCAGAATATCGGGCGTGGTCTTTCCGTGAGTTTCTTCAACGATACGGTACGGAAAGTCATCGGGAAGTCTTCGGCATGGATTTCTGGGTGGACTACACCCTCCCTGTGCAGGGTTTTTATCCGGGCCGCGCGATTGTCGTGACTGATGTGAGATTTGAAAACGAAGCAGATCGCGTGAGATTCCTGGGTGGTTCCATCTGGTACGTCGATCGTGGGCAGGAATCCACAGACGAACACGTGAGTGAACAGTTCGATTTTGTGATGGACAGGATCATCGAGAACACAGGTACCGTCATGGATCTGTATGAGAGAGTCGAGGAACTTCTTGCCCTCACCCCGACAAATAGCTGAGGAACGTCAGACAGCTCTGGAGTTGATGCTGGTTCCACGCATCAAAACTCTGACCGAAGAAGTACAGGAGCTAGATCAACAGCTAGTCCACCTCAAGGACAGGCGTGCTCGCGTGCAGGCTGAGCTAACAAGATTCAGGAAGATGCTGTATGAGCCTGCTACGTTTGAGCGCCGTGGTGCTGCTGGTCAAGGGCTGTTCGTTCACACACGCTACATCTTGCCATACATTACAGAGTGGGTAACGGTTTACAACTCTGAGCATGGCAAGGGCGGACGCCTCATGTTGCAGAAGAAATCAGGAGTCCACGCAAAGAGTATCCGCAGCTATTTCAACGGAACCATCACGTATGTCGGAATCCTCTCGGCTGACCGGCTCTTGACAGCGATCGGAAAAGATGCTATCCTAGACTCGCTCCCCTTTCTCACTGTCGCTGAGATTAAGGCGCAGCGCAGGAATCCAGCAATCCCACAACCCCCACACGACAAATACTTTGAGGAGTAAAACGGGAGAATGACGCGCAAGCACCCACTCGCGATATGTGAGCAATGTCCGTTTAAGGACAGGGCACATGCCAAGACAACAGGGCCAGCAGATGCGAAGGTCGCAGTTGTCTCACGCTCGCCAGGATTCATGGA